CTCGCGCTCTTCAGCGCTTGATCGACACCGTAGCGCAGCGCGCCCTTCAAGAGGTAGGTGCGCACGACGTTGTTCGTGTCGAGCAGCCCCCAGCGCATTAGGTCGATGCCCGCTAGGTCCGGGTTCTGGCGCCGGATCGTGTTGTCGGCGCCAATCGCGATGGCCGGCGCCTTGTGGTCGAGCGCGATGCGGCGGTTGAAGGCGTCCTTGAGTGCCGGCGCGCTCGGATCGACGGCGATGTATCGGTACTTGAACTCGCCGTAGAGCTGGGCGGCGACCATTGCCCACCAGTCCATTTGCTGCCCGGTCTTGTAGACCTCGACCACGCGAAAGCGGCGCCCGAAGCGGTCGTAGCCCCAGACCTGGAAGACGCCAGGGTCAGGGAAGAAGCCCCAGTCCGCGCCAGCTCCGAACCAGTCCAGGATGACGTTCGCATCCTTCCACGGGTCTTTCGCGTCGACCTCCCAGCCTGGACTCGTGATCTTGAGGTTCCACGCGCCGCCAGGTAGTTGCGAGAGCTCGCCGGAGATGCAGTGGATGTCGGCGTTGAAGTCCCCGAGCACCTGGCCGTCTTCGCTGACCCAGAGGTGTTCGAGCATCCGCTTGCGGTCAACGCCGCGCAGGCGCCCGAGAGTACCGACGATGTACTCCTCGGAGCGCGTCGTCCATGTCTGGGTCTCCCAGTCGTACCACAGGGGGTTGTCGGTGTGCCGGTACTGGAAGTGGCGCATGCGACCGAGCGAAGTCGAGCCGCAGGCCTGGCAACTGGTGCGCGTAGGTTCGACGATCGTCGAGCAGCGCAAGCAGAGGATCTCCTTCGCGCGCCTGATGAGCCAGTGGTGAGCTGGCCCCGGGTTGGCGTCGGCGGTTGCCTGCCGGTAGGGCATCGCAGACCCGGATAGGCGCGACAGCAGCTTGTCCCAGGTCGCTTGTTGGATTTGCTCGGCCTGGAAGACCGTGATGGTGTCGAACTCTCCCGAGAGGATGTTGATCGGAGCGTCGAGTCCGTGGAGGACGACGTCGCACCCGTTCCAGTGGTAGGCGTCGCGGTTGTTGCGCTTCGCCTTCCCGATGGCCGGATGTCCAGGACCGAGCACCTTGTTCTCCCAGTCCGGAAGAACCGTCTCCGTCAACGCCTTGCGTGTCTCGCGCGCGAAGAGGTGGCGCGACCCGGGGTAGGTGTTGCAGTTGTAGAAGGTCTTGACGAGCTCGCTGTGCGTCTTCCCGGTGCGCGCGCCGCTCTCGTTGAGGACTTCCTTGTCAGTGCACTCGAAGTACTCGGTCGCGTTGCCTTGCAGCGCGAATTCCAAGGCTCACGCCAGCACTGGCCGACGCACCGCTGGCACGCCCTCGGGCCGGACCACGCAAACGACCTGACTTTCGATGATGAACCACAAACCTTCCTTCTCCATCTCCTCGGCCATGGCCGGCGGACGGACCGGGACAGCTCCCTGGACGACCTCGAAGTGAACCTCGGCTCCAGGCGTGATGTCAGGGTCGATCGGGATGCGCTCGCCGTTGGCGCCGCGCGCTCCAGGGCCGACCTCGACGACGATGCCCGTGTTCTTCTGCCGTGACGCGGCAACCGACTTGACGTCGAACTTGCCATTCTCGGCGCTGGCCTCGGCGACGAGGACCGACTTCTTGGTGGCGGACAGGTCCGGCACACGAATCAAAATCCGCTCGTCGAGGGGGACGATGCGCGAGGAGTAGAGCTTTCCCATGGCCAAGAGCCTCGCCTCGGACGGCCTTGCGTTCAAGCTCGCGGATGGCGACCATGCGAGGCCGAGGTGAAGCGCCCGATGCCCGACATCCTTCTCGTTGGCTGGGATGACGTCTCTGCCAGCGACGCTACCGCCGCGGTGTGTCCGAGCCTGGCCGCATTCAGAGCCTCGGCTTTCGAGACGCAGGCCTTCTCGCACCCGGTGTGCAGCCAGTCCCGGGCCGGGATCCTGTTCGGCTGCTACGGGAAGAAGATCGGGACCTGGCACGACATCGGGACCCTGGTGCCGACGCCAACGACGCCTTTGCTCTCGCTTCCGACCCTGCCCGGCGTGCTGAAGGCAGCCGGGTACGCGACGGCGCTGGTCGGGAAGTGGCACTGCGGTCCGCACACCGAGGGCGCGCACTGGGCGCTGGCGCCGCTCGAGCGCGGCTACGACGCCTGGCGCGCAGGCACACGGCTCAACCTGAACAGCGGCACGAGCGTCGACTACTGGGATTGGCAGCGCGCGGACGCGGACGCCCTTGGTTTCGGGGTGATGGACAACGAGACGGCGTACGCCACGCTGGCACAGCTCGATGCGGCCGAGGCCTGGTGGGCGACCACCCCTGGCCCCAAACGCTTCCTCCACGTCGCACTGAACGCGCCACACGGCCCGCTGCACTCGAACATGCCCGACGAGCTCTTGGCCGGCTGGCCGCGGCCGGGCGCGTTCGCGTCAAACCGCACGCAGTACCTCGCCATGCTGCGCACGGCGGACACGGCCTTCGGGCGGCTTCTCGACATGGTCGGGCCCGACACGCCGGTCTTCCTCTACTCGGACAACGGGACGTCGAAGCAGGCTGCGGCGGCGAGCGTGAACCCCGACCACACCAAGGAAACGACCTTCGACCCCGGCGTCCGCGTCTTGACGCTGGGGCGCTGGGGTAATTGCCCGGTCGGGCTCGCGGCCACACTGACGCATGTGGTGGACATCGGGGCCGGGGTGCTAGCGGTGGCTGGGGTGACGCCACCCTCGTCCTGGGACTCGAAGACGACGGGGCGCACCTACGTCCTGTGCGAGGCGGAGGGTTCGGACGGCATCGTGGACCGCGCGTGCCGCACGGCGACCCACAAGCTGCGCCAGGTGACGAGCGAGTCTGGGATGCTGGAGGAGCTCTACGATCTCGTGTCGGACCCGCTTGAGGAGTCCCCGCTCGACCTCGCGGCAAGCGGCAACGCGAGCGCGCTGTCGTACCTGCGCTCGAAACTGGCCGCAGCGGCGCTCTAGGGCCATGCCGGGCTCTCCCGCAGCCCAGTGCGACTACGACGTGGCCACGGTGGCCGTGCGCTCGGGCACGGGCACGCAGGCGATCACGCTGAACTGCGGGGGGAAGACCCCGAAGGGTGGCGTCATGATCGCGACGCGCGCGACGGCGATGGGGACCGCGGTGGGCGGCGCGATGATCTCGATCGGGGTCTGGGACGCGGCCGGGAACACGCGCCTCGTCTCCTGCATGTGCGAGAACGGGGCGCTGGTGGCGGTCGCGAACTCGGGGCGTCGGCAGGCGAACGGCCCGATCGTCCAGGAGCTCGACACGGGGAGCGAGGCGCTGACCGGCGAGGCGACGTTCTCGAGCGTCTCGGCGGACACGCTGACCATCAACGTGACGGACGCATTCGTGGCGCAGGTGCAGCTCGAGGTCTGGGCCTTCTACGGGGACACGCTCCAGGCCTTCGTGGACCAGATCGGGGCGAGCGGCACCGTGAACGCGCAGGTGACGGAGACCGGAATCCCGTTCATGCCGCGGGTGTTGATCGCGGTGGGTGCTGCAGGCGGGTTCGCGACCTCGGCGACGAGCGCTCGCATGGCCTTCGGGGTGTGCGCCTTCGACGACGCTGGGGCGGTCGTGGGTCAGTGCGGAATGCCGTTCTTCGACCGCAACCTGCCCACGATTGGTTCTGCGACGGGGGGCGGGTTCCGGACGGACACGATGCTCCAACGCATCATCGTGGACACGACGGGGACGCTGACCGAGGAGGCGCGCTACCGGGTGGACGTGGCGACAGCGGACGGCTTCAAGGTCACGACGCTGGGCGACTCGAACCCCATGACGATCGGCTACCTGGCGCTCTACACGGGGTCGTTGCGTGCGTGGGTTGGGGCGCCGTCGATCGGCACGAACTCCACGGGACCGAAGGCCATCACGAGCACTGGGCCCGGATGGCGCCCGCGGTTCCTCGCGTGCCTCGGCTCGAAGCAGGGTGCGGACAACACCTACGTCTCGGACACGCAGGCGCTGCATTTCGGCGTGGGCGCCGCGGTGGTGGGGTCGCAGGCGTCCGCGTGCTTCCAGGCGGACGACGCCTCGACCCCGACGGACACGCGCAGCCTGTCGGACTCGACGCTGATGACGATCCTGGACGACACGGGCGGAGTCGCCTGGAGCGCCACGCTGACCTCGTTCGACTCACAGCCTGCGGGCTTCACGGTCAACGTGGGGACGGCGGACGCGGGGGACAGGAAGGTCGGCTTCCTGGCGCTGGAGGATGGATCGTATCCGCAATGGTGGCAGGAGCTCACGCCGAGACGCCGCGCGCTTCGTCGGCTGGTAAGGATGTGAACCACTCCCTACCCTGACAGCCAGCTCGGGGTTCCCGGGCCACCACGAACCCCAACAAGGAGCCACCCACATGGCGCACATGTACACGGCCAGCGTTTCGGCCGTCAACCTGCCGGCCACCAACGCCTTTGACGTGTTCGAAGTGATCGCGCCGGCCACGGCATCGGTCTACATCCACTCCATCGTCTTCGGTCAGAGCGGCACGGCTGACTTCGGCGACGCGCAGGCCGAGGGGCTGCCGATTGAGTTGCGGCGCCACAGTGGCGCCAGCACCCCCGGCTCAGGCGGCACGACGCCAACCGCGCGTCCACACATTTCCGGCGACACGGCGTTCGGAGGAAGCGTTCAGGCCTCGAACACCACCGTCCAGGCGGCCGGCACGATCGTCACCATCCGGGCAGAAGCGTTCAACGTGCAGGCTGGATACCTCTACGCTCCGACGCCAGAAGAGCGGATCCTCCTCTCGCCGAGCGAGTCCCTGATCGTGCGCATTCCTGTCGGCCCAGCCGATGCCATCGCCACGACCTACGCCAGCGTCACATTCGAGCAGGTTGGCGGATAGTCCGTGGGTCGATGGGTCTATCGGAGACCCTTCGTTCGCGTTGTCCGGCCGAAGCTCCCGCTCACGCGTGGGCATGGCCTGCTCATCGCGGCGTTCCTTCGGCGGCGCAGGGCCGTGCGCAGGCGGGTCTTCATCCGCAGGCGCACGGTCGTCGTCCTAGGGCGCACCTCGACATCGCCCACCTTCGCGCGTCTCGTGCGGCGCGTCAGGCGCCTGCGGCGCGTCAGGCTGCTGCGAAGAGGAGCGCACCTCCATGGTCGCGCGGCGGCTAGTCGCGTCGTCAATGCGCTACGCCGCGCGTATCCTCCGCGCCGCCGCGCCAGGCTGCGCCGCGCGAAGCCGACCGTCTTCACGCGGACGGTCGTCGTCAACAACAAGATTGGCCCCATCGGGAGGTTTCGGCGTGCCGTCGTCAGGATGCACCGAGCCTTGCGCGCGCGCCTGCGCTGGAAGCCGCGACCTGAAGAGATACCGCCCATCATCCTCGAGCCGCGAACGGTCCAATCGCCCAAGGGCCGCGTGAGCTCTCCAGGCGCGATCCGCGGGCGCATCACCGGAGGAGGCCTGTAGTGGTCGACCAGGTCGCAGTCGTCACCGTCTCCATACCGGCGACGGCCACGCCCTTCACCGTCGACTTCACGGATCCGTCCATCACGGAACCGTTCTCTGCCGCTATTTTCATCTTCACGCGCGAGACGGCGGACGGTAGCGACCAGGCGGGCGCCGACATCGGGATCGGGTTCGTGTCAGCCGAGCGCGGGACAGGGGTCAGCGGCGATCAAGCCATGTCGGCGTTCGCGCAGGATGGCGCCGCCGCCGTTCCGAACGCCGGATTCTCGCAGACCATCAGCAAGTCGATCAGCATCACCGACACGGCCCTGGCGGGCACGGTCACGCTGGAAGCCGCCTACAGCTCCTCGATCCCGGGGGGCGTGCGGATGAACGTCACGACGCGCACGATCACCTGCAAGGTCACTGCGATCTTGTTCGCGGGGTTGTCACGCGCAGCCGCCGATGCCTGCTCGGCGACGACTAGCAGCGCGACGGAAGGAGTAGGAGACACCTCGGTCGGCACCTTCTCGCCGGATCTCGTGGTCTTCGCCGCGTCCGACACGAGCGCCGGGACGCCGCCAGCCAACGGCGTAGGGGCGCACCCCAACATCGGGTTTGCGATCAAGGCGACGCTCGCGCAGGTGTGCGCCCACATCTCCGTGGACGACGCGACCGAGCCCACGGACGCGGACGGATTCATTCGGAGCGCAGCCGCCTTCGGACATCTCTCCGGGGCGCGCGCGTTGCAGAGCTCGGCGATCAGCGCATTTCCGGCAAGCGGGTTCACGCACCAGGCCTCGGCCGGCACGATCAACGCGCACTACCTGGCGTTGAAGTTCTCCGGCAACGTGCGTCTCGCCGCCCTGAACTTCGCTGTCGCGGCGAGCACGGGGAGCCAGGCCTTCAACGGCTTCGGCTTCACGCCAGACCTCGTGTTCGGCATGGGGACGCTCCTCAGCGCCGTTGATGCCGCGCTCGAGGACGGCGCGCTCGCGTCCTGCATGAGCTACTTCGTGACGGGCCGCTATGCCTCGCGCGCACTCACCATCCACCACAAGGAGGGCATCAACATCCCCGCGGACGGGAACTCCTCGGCCCACACACGCCAGGAGGACGTGGCCGTGCTCCAGTACGACCACCTGGGAAACGTGGTCCAGCGCGCGACGTGGGTCGGCGGATCAGGCTCGGGCGGGTTCATTCTCTCCTTCAGCACGGCGAGCGCCGCTGGATTCCTGACCGCGCTCGGGATCCAGTTCAACTACAGCGCGCCGCGCGCCGCGCGTCGTCTGCGTCGCCAGCGAAGGCTTGGGCGACGCCTTCGGGCTCGGCTGAGGAGCATCGCGACCCACGCTGCGGGGCTGGTGGTCGCGCGCCGCCCAGCAACCGTAAGACTCCGTCGTGTCAGGCTCCGGCGCGGCCCGCGGCGGGTCTTCGTCACAGGACGTCCCCCCGGCCAGCTTCCGCTCCGGACGAACTTCTGGCGAGCCATCCAGCGGATCCGCCGCAACATGTTCGAGCGCCTGCGCTGGCGCCCACGTCCAGTTCTAGGCTTGCCCGAGGTGGTGACCATCGGCGCCGAGGTCGAGGAGGGGTCCGGCCGCATCACGAGCCCCGGGGCCACGCGCGGGCGCGTGGTTGGCGCAGGGGCCATCGGACGCGTCGTGTCGCCAGGGGCCACGCGCGGAGGTATCGTGGGGCCCGGCACCGAGCTCGACGACTTCAACCCATGAAAGCGGCTCCGCACCTTCCGATTGCGTTCATGCTTGGGCCGTTGCCCGACGTGAAGCTGGAGCCGTGCCCGACGCCGGGCGTGGAGGGCGACTGCTGGCGCGCGCTCACCAAGACCGGACGGAAGCGCTTGAGCAAGCCGCGCGCGGACGGGTACCTCGCAATTGCCCGTAGCTACCAAGGCCGAAGATTCGAGGCGCGAGCAAGCCGTGTCTTCTACTGGAGGCTGGTCGGCCCGATCTTACCCGGCCTAGAACTCGACCACCTCTGCCGTAATCCGCCGTGCGTGAACCCGCGCCATCTCGAGCCAGTGACGCATCAAGTGAATCTTGCTCGCGGAGAATCACCTATGGCTAAGAACGCCCGCAAGACGCACTGCAAGCGCAACCACGCGCTCGTCGGCGCCAACCTGGTGCGTAAGGCTGGCGGTCGCGCTCGCGCTTGTCGCGAGTGCATCAGGATCATTGGGCGAACTAAAAACGCCTACCAGCGGGCGTACAGAAAACGACTTGGTCCGGAAGAGCGCGCGCGAAGAAACGCCTACCTGCGCGCATGGAAACGGCGCCGGCGTGAGGCTCTCAAGTGACGATTCTCAAGATCGAGGACAGCGTCATTGAATCGACGGACAACTTCAACGTTGCCGCCGTGGCTGTTCCGCGCCCGGGGACGCTAGGGCCGGTCCTGTTGACCGCCTCGGACATCAGCGGCTCGATCTCTCTCGATGTCTATCTCCCCGGCTCGTCGGTGCCCGTCTACAGCACGACGTTTTTGAAGACGCTCGTGCAGGACGGCGCCCCCTACGCCGTCATTCATGCGGCTACAGTTGACAGCCTGTGGGAGGACGTTGACGATCTCGGACACAACTTCGCGCACGCAATCCGCGCAAGCGACCTCGGCGCCGTTACCCTCAATGGAGGAAGACGGTATGCGTTCGTGTACAGGATCCCCACAACCAAGAACGGCACGGTCGTCGTGATCTTCGAGTGGACCATCGTCGCGCTCCACTAGCCATGCCGTTCACATCCGCCGCTCGGGCCTTCTTTAACCTCTGCGCGCACTCGCCCGAGAAGGCGAGGAAGAAGTGCCCACGCCAAGCCAAGGCGCTCGCGACCGAGGCGAACAGCCTGCCGACCAAGAAGGCGAAGTCGAAGAGGCGGTAGGGGCCTCGTGTCGCCCTTCCAGAAGGGTCACAAGATCAACGTCGGCGGTAAGGGTTGGCCCGGACCGCACCCGCCGCACTGCGGCTTTCAGAAGGGCCACCCTCCGTACCACAGCGGTTTCCCTGGACACAGCGGAGGAAACCGCAAGCGAGGCAAGAACAGGGCGCCACAGTGCGGCTTCCAGAAGGGCCACCCGAACTACTACAGCGGCTCGGTGATCGGCCACCTGCCGACGAACGGTACCGTGGCGGCACGCATGAAGCCGATCCCCCGCAGCAAGGAGCGCGAGCTGATGGAGGCGATCCAGAACGGGAAGGATCCCCTCGAGCTCGCCAAGCGCTACCCGCCCGGGATGGTGAAGCGCCTCGAGTACCTGCAGAAGGTCGCCATCGACGTCGAGCACCGCGACTTCATCAAGGCGCAGATCATGGTGCGCGAGATCCTGACGCGAGGTCGCGGCGAGGGCGAAGATCCGAGCGCCAGCACCGGCCACACGGTCACGCTCCTCCACGGGAGCGCCGTCGCGCCGCCGCTGCCAGGCAGTGCTCCGGAGCCCGGCGCGGCGCCGGCTGCTCCGGGGGAAACCGGGGGGAACAGCGCGGCGCCGACCGGGGCGGAAAAGGGGTGGTCAACCCCCAACTGACCCAGGCGGAGAAGTCCTTGCCGCCTGGGGGTCTTCGTCTTCGAGAACGTGCTGCGCCCACTTCAGCGCGGACGCGGCAGGGTGCAACAGGTTCGACACGCACGCGACGTGTGTGGAGTCCTCGTCTGGATCTACCGCGACGCAGACGAGCAAGATGAAGCCAGCCCCGGGCGGGAGCAGCTTCTCGACCTCGGCGCCGAGCATCTCGCCCGCGGCGTAGTTCTCGTCGCCGGGTTGCGGGTAGTTGACCATCAGAACGGATTCTCGTTGACCATCGACGAGGGAATCATCAGGCGCGTCGCCGGCTGGCAGCCCATCTCGATGAGCCGCGCCCGCGCGCGCTGCATGTGCTCGACGAACGTACTCACCGCAACCTCCAGCGCCCCGATGTAGGTCTCGCTGCGCGCCACGCGCACGACCACCGGCGGCAGATCGGGATGGTAGGCCAGGAGATCGGTCCACTTCCGCCCCGTCAACCACAGCGCGCCCTGGATCTGCGCGAAGTACCCGCCCGCTTCCATGCCGTTCAGCAGGTGCCCGACGTGGACCTTGGCCGAGTGCGTCTTGATCTCCAGCGTCCCCTCCTCACCCACGAGGCCGTCCGGCGACGAGCCCACCATCCGGTCGTCACGCAGCACCACGCCGACCTCCTGGACGTCGACGTCACGATGGAACGAGTACCAGCTCCGTGCCTGCGGCTCGAGCCTCGTCCCGCGATCCATGAAGCCTGAGGCGTCGTTGCTGCTCGGCACGCCGATCAGCCACTCGGCGAGCAGCTCCTGCATGTAGCCGGGCGCCTGCGTCGAGGCCTTCATCGTCGATGGCGTGAGGATCTTGTCGAACGAGGAAGCGGTCGGGATCCCGAGCCTGGCCTTCAGCCACTCGGAGCCGCCTTGCTTGCAGGGGAGGACGATCACTTCTGCGCCTTGATCTTGGTCTCCAGGTCCGCCTTCAGCCACTCGAACCGCGACGTCGGCAGATCCTCCAGCCCAGCACAACCCCACTGGGCCAGGATGTACTCCAAGAGCCGCGAGCGCGAGCCTGCCGGGCGCTGATCGATCAACGCCTCCAGGATGTCAACCTGCTCGGGCGTGACCGTGGCCTCCGGCTCCTTCGCCGCGCCGTCGTCGTCCGGGTCGCACGTCGTGAGCCCGAGCACCGAGACCAGCGTCTGCCTGCGCCCGAAGGTCAGGGCCGCCGCGTAGCGCTGCTGCGGGCTCATGGCCTGCGTGAGCGCTTCGGTCGGCGCCTCGAACGAGGCCGTCAGCTTGTGGCCGTTTGCGTGCGAGACAGTGCAGATGACGCACAGCATGCTCCCGCTCTCCGAGAGCTTGCTGTCCCAGGCGTAGGTGAGCCCGTGCTTGTGCAGGAGCGGGCGCACGGTGCGCGCGATCTCGTCGAGCTCGGCGTAGACGTATGTGTAGGAGCCACCGCTCTTCGTCACGACCTTGGCCACGCTCGTCTTCCGGATGGGCGGGCACTCCTCCTGGAAGGCAGCCATCGCCGCCGCGAACTCCTGCGCGGCCATGCGATCCGCCATCCGCTCGTGCATCGCCACAAGCTTCTCGAGCGCCTCCACGCCGCCCTTCTCGACGGCGAGCCGCATCAGCTCAGGCATCTGGGCAGGGGTCAAGGAGGCAATCTCGCCCCCGCGGACAGGTTCCAGTTCGGTCATGAAGGGTTCTCCGGTTTGTCGTCGCGCGGGCCGAGACAGAGCAGCCCGCCAAGGAAGAGGCCGACAGCAAACGCCGTCAGGACGAGCGCGATGACCACGAGCACAAGGCTCACGAGCGTTCTCCGTACGTGGCGCGCGCCCAGGCGCGCTCTTCTTCGCGCGATAGCTCCTCGCACGCCGAGCAGCGCTGCGGATCCGGCTCACGCTGCCCATCATCATCGAATTGAGGGCGCGACGTGAACTCGAACTCCATGCCGCAAGAGATGCAGAGGGCGCGCTTCACGAGTGCGCCTCGCCTTGTTCTCCGTCCGAGTGCGGAGTGCCCTCGGATCGGTCGGCCCCGGGATTGATTCCTTCGCCTTTCGCGTTGCAGGGGGCCGTGTTCGTGACCAGCGACTCGGCCCACGCCTCCGTCGCTTGCGCCCATCCAGGGATGTTCTTCCAGGCGTACACGGCGCACGCAACCTCCGGGAACGCGAAGTGGAGGCGCGCGAGATTGTCCGGGTCGGCGTGTGCCGCCGCGCGCAGAAGCTCGTCGAAGAATCCATCCCCACGGAGGTACTGCCACCGGATCGCCCAGTAGCGAGCGTCCTGCGGAGAGGAGAGTGCTGCGATGAGAGCTGCGTGGGAGATCACGGTTTCGCCTCCGGCAAGAGATTGAGCGAGCGCGCGGCGACGAGCGCCTGCCACCCAACCGAAGCACAACACCCCGGAGCATTCTCGCGGCTCATCTCGGATTCGCCTTGCTCCTCGATGAGGGCGAGCACGCGCGCGCCGAGCTGGGCGAAGTCGGCCGTACGAGTACCGCACGCGACAATCAGGGCGGCAGCGTCGACGCCAGCATAGATGAGCGCGGCGTAGCGCTCGGTCACCACGATTGGCCGCTTCCGCTCGCCCCCAGGCCCATGCGCCTCGCGGTGCTGCGCGTGCGCACGCTCGTACCCCTCTCGACTCTCGTCGTACCCCATCAGGCGCCCATCCTTCGCTCGGCTTCGCACTCGCGGCGGTAGCTGGCTTCCTCTTGCAGGTGTCGGTAGTAGGCCTGCAGGTCCGCGGCCGTGGTCAGCACTTCGTCCACCACAGGGACGACGTTGCGCCCGCCGCACTCCGAGCAGGTCACGTCGTAGACGCCCGCCCGGTAGTCGTCGTAGAAGTCGGGATCCTCGCGGAACTCGTCCATCGAGATGCCGTTCGAGAACGCTTCGTGATCGTGGACGCCGCGCCCGCGGCAACGCCCGCAGACCTCCAGCTTGCTCGGTAGCTCGAGCTCACCGGTCCCGCCGCACCGCGGGCAGTCCTTCGTGGACTCGTTCTCGCCAGGAAGGTACAGAGCACCCTCCTCGCAGATTGCCTGGCCACCAGGGCCGGGACAAATGAATGACACCACCTCGCGCTTGTGCTTGACCACAGGCCTTGACCTCCAGACGTTGACTTCCGGACCAGAAGAGCGCGACCATCACGCCCTCTACAGGAAGTCTACCCCATCCGCTATGTGGCGCAAGGCCGTCTCCGCCCACGGTAGACGGTGCAGATGGAGGCCTGGCTCACTCCGTACTTGGCCGCAAGGCTTTTGCCAGAGACGCCATTGGCCCTGGCAGCGCGGATGGCACGAACATCGACCAATGACAGCTTGCGCCTCGTTAGGCCGTAGGCCACGGCGTGCGCCTTATTGCCGCCAGGCGACGTGTACTCCAAGTTCTCGGCCCGGTTGTTCTTCTTGTCGCCGTCGATGTGGTTCACCTCATGGTCAGGAGGGCGAGGCCCAAGGAACGCCTCGGCAACGAGACGATGAACCCTGCGGCCCAACTTCACGCCGTGGACCGACAGCATCACGAACGGATACCCACATGAATCTCCAGGGCGCATGATGTGCCCAGGGCGGGCGCAAGTGCCAGGCGCGTTGCGACGCACGCGGCCGAGGCTTGACACCGAGTACACGCCGTCGAAGCATGGACGCCACTCTTCGTGCATCCATGAAAGTATACCCACCATGCAGTACGACAAGCGCCGCGCCGCCGCCGCGATGTTCCTCAAGGACCAGAACCGCCGCCCGCCCGCCACCGTCTCCCGCGCCCGCAACTACGGCACCGCGAACCAGATGGCCTACGAGTCGCAGTCCAAGGTCGACCGCGAAGAACTCCGCGAGAAGGTGGGCAGCGCCAAGAAGCGCGCCGCCCTCGCCCCGCGCCGTCGCCGAGCCGAGACCGGCGCCAACTCAGGCACGTATGGAGGCTCACGCTCCACACTCACCAGTGCCTTCTTCGGACGCAAGTAGCCGCGCATCGTGCTCTCGCTCGACCCCATCAAAGTGATAGCCGAAGTGCGCTCGCAAGCCCGAGCGCGCGACACACACCTCGACGGCATTCAGCTCCTGCTCGACAAGTTCCCCGGTGCGTGGTGGTCGCGCGGAGGAGTGCTCAACAACTCATCCGAATACGATGGCGAGAATGCCTCCTTCGAGTACGTCTCCTATTCGATGGCTCAACTCGTCTGGGCGAACCCACGCTGGCGTGTGACAACTCGTCGCGGACGCGCGCAGCAGTTTGTCGCGGAGGCGATGCAGTTCTACATGAATCGCTGGAGCGTCGACAGCGACTTGAAGACGACGCTCGAGGACCTCGCGGTGGACTTCAGTTTCGGCTGGGCCGTTGCTCACGTCTCTCCGCAACCGACGCCCGAGACGTACGAGGCCGAGGACCCGGTGATGTTCCCGCAGCTCTCTCGGATCTCGCCACTCGACTTCGGGCTCGACCACCGCACGCCGGCCGCGCGCCGCACGCGGATGCAGTGGCACCGCTACATGATCGACAAGGAGGACTTGCTCGAGCGCGCGAAGGAAGACCGGCGCAAGCCGAAGAAGAAGCGCGAGGGCTGGGACGTCGCGGCCATCCGCGGGCTGAACGAGACCGAGCGGCGCAACGCGACGCTGCGCTCGCGTGCCTTCGCCGAGAAGCAGCTCTTCGACGAGCCTGACCGCGAGCAGGTTGAAGTGCTCGAGGTCTACTTCCCGCAGATGCGGCTCGAGGGCGAGCCGGGTCCGGAGGATGGCTTCAACGGCGTCGTGGCCACCTACGGCGTTGGCCAGGGCAGCGAGGACGATGCTGGCGCCACCGTGATTCGCGCGCCGCGCCCGTTCTTCGGGCCGCGCTGGGGGCCGTACACGATGATCGGCGCCTACATCGTGCCGGACTCTCCGTTCCCGCTGAGTCTGCTCGCGGCGTGCGGTGGGCACATCGAGCAGGCGAGCCGGCTGTCGCGGGCCGTGGATCGCCAGGTGGAGGCCTACAAGCGCCTCGGGATCACCGACGACCTGGCGCTCGCGAAGCTCATCAAGGACGGCGTCAACGACCACGTCTACACGCACCAACTGCCGAACCCGAAGGACCACTTCGCGGAGCTCGTGATCGGCGGCACCGAGCCGGCCAACGTCGCGGCCGAGCAGCGCTCGATCGCCAAGCGCGACCGCGCGATGGGCTTCGCCGAGAACCAGCGCGGCACGACCTCGGGCGACACGGCTACCGACGTGACCTACGCGAACGAGGCCGCGATGAGCCGGCAGGGGTACGTGAAGGGCCGCTACCAGGACGGCATCCGGCGCCTTGGCCGCACCGTGGCGTGGTACGCCTACCACACGAACGAGATCGAGCTCCCCTTGGGGCAGGAGGCCTACGACGCCTACGGGCTCGATGGCGACGCGGAGGCCTGGTTCACGGGCGGCGAGGACGACGACGGCAGCGGCATGACGTTCGACGACCTCGGGCTCGAGATCGAGCCGGGCAGCATGGAGCGGCCGAGCGAGCAGGCGATGGCGCGTCAGGGCGAGGTGCTGGTGAACGTCCTGCAGTTGCTGCCGGCGATTGCGCAAGCCGGGCAGATCGGCGGCGACGTGAAGGGCCTGCTCGATGCGATCGGAGCCGCGGGCGGCATCCCGCAGCTCTCGAGGTTGTTCCCGGGGATCGAGAGCGCCGACCTCAGCGTGATCCAGCCGCAGGAGGCCGAGCCGCGCCTGTCGCGTGACGTGGGGCTGGCAGGCGTGCTGAAGAGCCTGAACCGTGGGGCGGCGCAGCAGGGCAACGTGGCGGGGCGAGCTCGTGGAGCGCCGCAGGCGCAGGCGTTCGCGGCTGGTGCCTGAGCTGGCGGTGGGGGACCTCTCCGGCTCAAGTGCCCGTTGCTCGACTCGCGCGACAGGTACGGCATCATGGCCTACCGCGTTGCGCTCGAGGGCCTGCCGACGTACAGCCTGCACGGCGCGATCCAGACCAAACCCATTTCAACGTATTGGATCGAGCGCCCACCCAAACCATGAACCGCCGCAACCTGCTCACGTCCGCGCTGGCGTCGCTCGGCGCCGCGCTCATGCCGTGGAGGAAGAAGCGCGAGGAGGTCGCTGTCTACGAGCTCTGGCCGCCGAGGCCCGGACCGTGGCCGACTTCGTACTACCTCGGCCGCGACAAGATGCACAATTGCGCACCGATGTTCCGCTGCCAGCTCCGGCCCGAATGCGAGGCGCCTGCTGGCTCGCTCTGTGGCCTGTGCCCAGTTTCTCTTGGTCGATCCAGCGTCGTGGTATACGAACCGGAGGCCATGCCTGTGCCGCTCCTTCAGGCCGCGGAGGACTTCGATGTCTGGCCGCTGGAGATCGAACCTTGAAGTTCTCCGGCTACGGCCCCGGCAAGAAGGGCGGCCCGACGAAGCTGCGCTACGACCTCGGGCCCGGTGGCGGCCTGATCGAGGACGCGCCCGAGCCGAAGAAGCGCACGGCCTCGGTCCACACGCGGTTCCGGCCCTTCAAGTCGGCGCAGGTGCATCGGCAGACGGCGAAGGACCTCGGGCTGAAGAAGGTCGGGTGCATGACGCACTTCGAGACGGAGAAGCAGCTCAACGCCTACCTGGCGCACGAGAAGCGCGCAGGGCGGGATGTCGGGTGGCGCGATTGGTAGAGCGCTACGGGGCCGCTGAGCTGCGGCGCCTGGAGGCACGGTTGCGAACGTGCCGGCCCTTCGAGCGCTACGGCCTGGAGTTCCGCCGTCGCCTGCTGGCGCTGAAGAGCTGGTACACCCACAAGAAGGGCCCGAAGCCGCGCGGCCCTTGACTCCGGGCTGGCCTGCTGCCCATTGTGGAGGCCATGGCAGACGACTTCCCTGGCGGCGCAGAGCCCGAGACTCCCGACTCATTCGGCTCTGAACCTGCTGAGCCGACGGTCGCCGAGAAGGGTGAGGCCGTGCTCGACGCTGCGGTCGAGAAGATGCTCGGGCCTGTGACGAAGGAAGACGACGAGTACGTGCCACCGAAGGTGCCGGGGCAGAAGAGCAAGGCGAAGAAGGATCCCGAGCCGGACGAGGCTGAGGACGACGACGGCGATGACGTCGACGAAGAGGACGAGGAGGAGCTCGAGGCGAGCGACAGCGACGCCGAGGAGGGCGAGCTCGAGGAGAAGGACGAGGAAGATGAGGACGGAGACGACGAGGCCGACGCCGAGGACGAGCTCGACAGCGCGTACGCGACGCTGCTGGCGCTGCCGAAGGCGCATCGGCCGTTGCTCTCCGACCTGAAGAACATGCCCAGGGCCAAGTTGATCGCCTGGGCAGGACGTGTCGATGCTGCGAACGCTGAAGCGAAGGAAGCCTCCTCGAAGACCGAGCAAGGGCGCGAGACTCCGAACGACGCGAAGGAGACCGGCAAGCCCGCGTCTACCTGGGCCGCTGTTCGCGCAGGCCTCGCCGAGAAGCTCGGGATCGACGAGGACGCGGCCGACGCCTTGAAGCCGCTCCACGACGCGAATGAAGCCCTCCAGGCGCGGCTCGCGGCCCTCGAGGCCCGAACCGTTCAGCGAGACGGGCAAGTCACGATCGACAAAGAGATGCGGAGGTTGACGGCGCAGTACGGCCCGATCCTCCGGCGAGACAGCGAGAAGCAAGAGGCCATCCTGGAGCATGCGAGCACGATCGCCGCGGGCCTGAAGGCGCGCGGGGTAGCGGTCAACGCTCGCAAGGTCTTCGACCAGGCTGCGCGCGCGGTGATGAACGGCGGCCCCAAGGCCGACCTCGCCACCAAGCGGCGCAACGGGGCCAGCACGCCACCCGAGACGATCGGCAACAGCAAGGCTGCGCCGCTCGACGAGGAGTCGTACTGGACACGGGGTGTGGATCTCGCGCTGGCCGGCAAGGGGAAGGACGCGATTGCTCGCTTGAAGCCTCCGCCGCTGAAGCCGGGCCGCCGCTAGGTAGGCGCGCGCACGGCCTGATCCCAAGACAAGAAGGAGGCCATTCGCATGGCCGGGATCCAGCTTTCTGCACTCGTGGACCTGTTCCTGGGCACGAGTCAAGCAGTGTTGACGGGTGAAAACTTCATCCGCAACGAGACCGCGCCCAGGAACACGCTGCTGCGCCAGATCATGCGGGCGCACGACATGGAGGAGATGCTCCAGGGCGGCGACAGCATCACCGACCAGGTGATGTTCGACGAGGACTCGACGTACGGACCGTACAACGTGCTCGAGCCGAAGGCGCCTCGCCTCAGCAACCACCTGACCGAGCTGTCGGTCCAGTGGGCGCTCAGCGACGCGCACATTACCTTCTCGAAGCACGAGAAGGGCTTCAACATGGCGAGCCAGCTCAACCGGGGCGCTCGCGCGATGGTCTTCAAGAAGATCATCAAGGCGAAGTGGTCGAACCTCTTCGTGAGCATCAACAAGGGCATGGACCGGGAGCTGATGGCCCAGCCCAACAACGGGACGATGGAGACGGTGACGAGCGGAACGCGCGTGCCGTACTCGATCTTCTGCGCGATCCACCAGTTCGGTGCGACCGTGGCTCAGGGCAACCCGACGGCGATCGTGCCGCCCGGTTTCACGACCTTCCAGACGGTGAACCCGACCACGCAAGTGCTCTGGCGGAACCCGGTCGAGTTCTACGCCGACGGGAAGACGGAGATCGACACGGCGGGGCGTCAGTGGGACGGCTTCATGGCCTTCACGACCTTGTACGACCGGCTGCGCTGGGAAGACCTGGCGATCCGGCCCGAGTACGGGGAGGAAGTGAACCCCGAGTGCTTCATCATCTGCTCGCTGAAGGGGAAACGCCTGTTTTCGTACGCCTCCGCGGCGAACCAGGACTATACCCGTCACGGGTCTGGCGACACGATCTACCCGGGACTGCGGCCTGGCCTCAACTTCGAGGGCGTGCCGGTCAAGTGGATCGAGCGGATGGACTTCGCCGAGGTCTGGCCGAACGGCGCTCTCACCGGCTTCGCTGGCGAGAACGACAACTCGGTCGACGAGAACGGCGTGGCACTGGTCGACCCGGACTCGCAAGGTCCGCGGTTCGTCTTCATCGCGCCGAAGTTCTGGAAGAAGATCGTGCACAGCGAGCACTTCCTCGAAGAGGAAACGCCGCCGCCGAGCGTCTTCCAGCCGTACCAGCGGACCGTCTTCTTCGACTGCTGGCACAACAACTGGTGCCACAGCCGACAGAAGGCTGGTGGCGTCGTGGCTCCGACCCCGGGAACCGTCGACATCGACGGGTTCATCTAGGCCCCAAGCCAAGAAAGGACTGACTCTCATGCAAACTCAAGCGTCCCTTGGCTGGCTCGGGCCGGACAAGATCGAAATCGTCGTTACGAACCGCACCGGCTCGGCCGTGGCGGTGGGTGACGTCGAGCGGTTGGACAACACGCTCGTCGATGGCGACTCGACCACGAACCAGCCTGGCCTCGCGAGTGCGGGACTGGCGAACATCGTGGTCCCGCTGCTCGGCGACGCGCGCGGTCACTACCTCTCGACCGGCATCTTCGGCGTGGTCCAGTCGACGGCGGCTGACAACGTGAAGTGCCGCTTCCGCCTCAAGGGCTACTGCGATGCGGTCTCGGTCGAAACGACCGTGGTGCTGGCCACCTTCATCGGCGTCATCGAGACGGCGAAGGAGTACGTGGCCATTGCGACCTCGGTGACGAACGCGACCGACGCGGCGGTGCCTCACAAGGTGGTCTTCATCCCTCTGACCGTGCGCACGGGTGCCGGCCTGACGGACGGGTGGTGGGATGGGGTCAACGGCTTCGGCACGATCTCGTCGATCAAGGGCCTGACCTAGAACCTCTCTGCCGGGGTTTCTCCCCAGCCTCGCCAGGCGACCCCTGGCGGGGCTGGTTTCGTCTGGTAACGTCTTCTCCGCATGGAATCACTCCGCCTGGCCTGGCAGCTCTTCCGCCTCGCGCGCTTTCTGACGAAGAACAGGGTCGAGGGTGCGAGCGCGAGCGTGACGCTGCTGCAGGAGAAGCGGGAGAGCGTCTCGTACCAGGAGATGCGCGCGCAGGCGAAGGCGCTGGGCGTGCCGGTGCCGCCGCCGCGTCTTGGCGCCGAGGTCGGCGTGTGGCTCGACGTGGGGGCGCCGCACACGGTCTACAACGGCTACACGATCCGGCACGCGCTGGAACGGGCGCTCAAGGGGGCGTAGGGTGGCCGCGTGGGAAGTCTGACAGTCAGGTTGCTCGAGGGCCTCGTCAAGTACGAGGTGGGCGCGTCGCCCGGCACGCCGCTCGAGTTCCGCGAGCTCGTGAACCAGGCGGGCGAGCACCTGGTGTCGATGCACGCGTGGCGCTGGCTCGATGGTCGTCAGGCGCGGCTGCGGCTGCGGCCGTCGATCGACCTCACGGGCGCGACCTGGACCGAGGCGACGCTACGGATCACCAAGACGGGCGCGTTCACGAACTACTCGTGGCTGAGTGCCGACACGCTGGAGGTGACGAGCGGAACGGGCGCGACGACCGGCACCTACGAGGTCGCGTCGCGGGTGGACGCCAACACGATCACGCTGCGGACATCGATCGGGGCTGCGGCGAACGGGCAGACCGACATCGCGGCGACGATGCGGAACGACCAGATCGCGTTGCCGTCCGACTTCGACATGCAGTCGATCACGGCCTGGGCGATGAAGCGCGGGCTGACGGGCTGGGTCGAGATGACGGGCGAGGCGACGATGCTGAACCTGCGCGCCTTCGGGACGGAGCGCACGATCGGCTTCTGGACGCTGCTCAGGTACGTGCGCGGGGTGGACGGTGGGCAGGCTGTGCCGCGGCTCGAAATATCGACGGTGACGGACTCGGCGGACGAGGAGCTCGTGATCTTCTACCGCGGCGGGTGGAAGGAGCCGGCGACCGACGATGAGGTCCTGTGCCCGCCCTCGTGGATGAACCTCCTGTTCATCGAGGTGCTGAAGGCGGTCGCGATGGGCACCGAGGAGAGCGAACTCGGTTCGCTGGACGCGCGCCTGACGAAGCTGCGGATGGGCGTCTTGTTCGCGGACGCGAAGAACCGGGACCTGATGGCGCAGGTGACGCTGGGTGCGCCGGAGAACTGCTGGATGGACTACTCGGCGGAGCCGCTCTCCAGGTATTCGACCCCGTGCGACCTGATCGTGCCCTGATGGCCACCAAGAAGAAGCCCAAGAGCCGCGCGCTCGTGACCCCCTCGCTCTACGAGATCCGCCTACCGGCCGGCGATTCTTTCGGCTTCGACATCGGCAAGCGGAACGAAAACGGGACGCGCGTCTACCACCCGAACGATTGGCTCTCGAAGGGCTACGCGGGCGTGCGTTTCATCGGCGCCGGCCAGGGGATCACGCACATCCGACCGGCTTCCGGCGTGTGGACGAACATCTTTGTCCTCCAGCACCAAGGCACCGTGCAACTCGAGAACCTCACCCTGCACAACGGGCCGCGGAGTGCAATCCAGGCCGGCACGGGGAAGGCGAGCGGGCTTCCGATCATGCGGAAGTTCAAGCTCGTGACGCGCGGCGTGACAATCGACTGCTCGCAGCCTGGATCCTGGGGCGGCTTCAGCTACGAGTGCGACTGCGACTCGGAGGACTTGACGATCTTCGGCGAGCAGCTCTTCGAGCATCCCTGGTATCACCACCAGTGGGCCAAGGGGGGCGCCTTGTACGAACGCTACAGGGTGATCGGTGCTCGAGGCGAGTGCTGGAAGTCGAGGCCGAACGACCTCGAGTGCAGGCCGGTCACGGGCGCGCATGTGGTGCTGCGGAACTTCGAGCTCTCGGGCTGGACCACGGGCGGCAACCGAGGCTGCGCTGGCATCGTGATCCAGGGGATGCCGGGCTCGAACGTCCTGATCGAGAAGGGGCTTCTCTGGGGCGGGCCTGGGGTGCGCTGCCGGTGCATCATGGTCGACGACGGCGAGGGCAAGGCGACCGCGCTCGGGGCGCCTGGTAGCCTCACCATCCGCCAGGTGGCGGCGCAGGGGAGCTCGGAGCGCACCGACTACGGCGACACCCTGATCCGGGTGGGGCCACTCGCGGGCGGCGCGGTGGCGAGCTCGCTCGAGATCGACCGCTGCTCTCTGTGGGGAGCGAACATGGCCGTGCAACTCAGCGGGATCCCGACCGGAAAGCTCGTGGTGAAGGACTCGAACACGCCCGCGCACCGGGACTGGGCGAACGCGAAGGGCTTCGACACACGCTTCGAGGCGCAGATTCCGCGCCCGCAGCGGCGCGTTCCGGTCTCTGAAGGTCTCGTGGCGTAGACTCTGGCCGCGCCGGTCTGTACGGTGGCCCCGTGACCGAGCGCATCGACCTCACGCTGAAGCTTGGGCGCGACGAGATCGAGCTCGCGCGTGACCTGGTGCGCGTGCTCGTCACAATCGCGCGCGCACTCGACACCAGCGCGGCTGACCAGGCCCTGATCGCTGCCAAGCTGAAGCCGATCGTGGATCGGCTCGAACGTCTCAACGTCCCCGACAAGAAGGAGTAGCCCATGGCCATCTCGCCCGAAGTCCAGTCCCTGATCTCGAAGTTCGACTCCGCCACGACTGCCGTGTCCGACCGCATCGACCGGCTGATTGCCGAGATCCAGAACGGTTCGGTGACAGACCAGGCCGAGATCGTGGCCCGGCTCCAGCCGATCGCCGACCACCTGGACCAGCTCGGGAAGGATCCTGCCAACCCGTTCATCCCGCTGAAGAAGTAGGGGATGGCGTCCATGCTGCCCCTCATGGATGGCGCGGACGTCTTCCGGCTGATGGACAGCGAAGGGCTGCCGCTCGACGTGATCCAGGACCTGCTCGCCGAGAAGGGCATGGGGTTCAACGTGGTCGGCTTCGCGCGCGCGGCGCTCGCGAGCGGCAACTACGGACCGCAGCGGACGCTCGAGCTGCTCGAGCAGTGCGCGCCGAAGTCGGTGCCTCCGGGGGCGTGTAAGCTCGCCGTCGCGCGGGCGCTCGGGCTGGTGTAGCCGTGCCGCGGAAGGACCTGATCTACCCCTACGGAGGCCGGTACGACAGCGCGCCGCTCTCGCAGCAGCCGGAGCTCTACACGGTCGCGGCGCGCAGCGTGCGTGGGCGTGACCCGGTCACCGGCCGAATGCGGGGCGGGCAGCGGGCAGGCCTCCGCAAGTTCAACGCCAGCGTGATCGGCGCGAGCCGGATCAAGGCGCTCTGCTCGACGGCGATCGACGACCGGAAGATCGTCTACACCTTCGACGCCGGCACGCCGACGCTGCTCTGGGACGTCGAGACGACAACGCGCGTCGACTCGCGCGCCGGGCGAACCGATCGGCAGGGCAACTTGTACGCGCTCTCGGGGCCGGCGAGCGTGGCGAAGTTCAACTCGTCTGGCCGCGCCCTATTCACGATCCCGCTGCCGGTCGCCGAACAGGCGAACGAGGTTCGCGCGCTGTGGGTGGACGATGCTGACCGGATCTTCGCGGCGGTCTCGCAGGGTGGCGACCCGCTGCTCGCCAAGATGTTCTGCTACCAGCAAACCGCGGACAACGGGTACGAGCTCCTCTGGGAGTTCGTGCCTGGCGCGTTCACGGAGGAGCTCCAGGTCTACCGCGGCTCGTCGCTCTTCGCGGCCCACAACTACCCGACGGAAAACCGCTCGCGCGTGGTCGAGTACGGGGAGCTCGGGCTGATCCCGGTCGAGCGGCGGCGCATTGAAAGCGTGGCCTTCCCCATCAACGGGATGCACATCGGGGACGACGGCTCGATCTACACAGCGAGCCAGCCGCTCTCGGCGAGCCCGACGGACTTCACGACGCTGGTGGACCCGGACGCGCCCCGCATCCAAAACTTCCGACTCGGGCACCCGTCCGCGCGCCCGTTCGCGCCGAGTGTGGTGGGGTGGACGCCGTTTGACCTCGACGACTGGAAGACGCGGATCTGGAGCTGGTACGACGCGACCGAGATCGACGAGACGGATGTCGAGGGCGGCGTGTTGAAGAACGCCGTGCAGATCCTGCGCTGGCGCGACAAGAGCGGGAACGGTAGGGACATGTTCGCCGGGTCAATCATCAACACGGACCTGAAGGGCCCGCTCTACAAGCCGGTCGGCGTCGGTGGACTTCCGTGCGTCCAGTTCATCAACGAGAACTACGTCACGGACACGGACGCGCTCCAGCAGGTTCTCGTGTCGCTCCCGAATGACGGCAGCAACGTGGCTGTTGCGGACCAGCAGCGCACCGCTCTGCCGGCCTACGACGGGTCGATGTTCGCCGTCTTCATCGTCGTCCGACAGCCCGCCGTGTACCAGTTCAACACGGACTCTGCGACCGTGATCTTGCAGAACGGGTACGGCGGCTCTGGGCCGGAGGCTGCCATCCAGGTGCAGATCAATCAGGCCTGCGGAGACAACCCGGAATCGAATGCTACCGAGGTTGCTGGAGACGCTTTTGTGTTCATGCGTGGGGACGCTGGCGACCCTGGGCAGTGCGCGGTCTCGCCGACGCGGCACGTTCCTCTCTCGTACAACGCGGACGCCAAGGACGAGGGCACTGGCTGTGTCCTGATCTCGTTCCTGCACGATGGCGGCATAGAGCCTGGCAACACCACCAAGACGCGCTCGTTGGTCCGGTTCAACGGCGAGCCGATCGACAGGTTCGAGGGCGACCCTTTTGCGGCGTCGGGCCCGCTCTCGCGCACGATGTTCGGCAACAGCCTGGTGACCTCAGCCGGAACAAACACGCACGGCATGAACGGCGAGTTGTGCGAGATCATCGTCATCGACCGACGCGACCGTACGAGTCTGACCGAGCCGAAGGTGCTCACGCACGACCACCTAGAAACGGGGGATCCTGGCGCTGCCCAGACCGACAACGAGATGGCCCGCATCGAGGCGTACCTCGCCTGGAAGTGGGGGATCGGGCACATCCTCTCGCGCAACACGGACACCTTCCCGCACTTCTACGGGCTCGACGCCAGCAACGTCGGCGGTCCTCCGAAGCCTATCGAGGGCGGCGCGAGCGTCGCGCACGAGGAGATCCTCCAGGCTGTCGGCCTTACGGCGAAGCACGACTCGCGTGGCAACCTGCAGTGGGTCTGCAACGAGCACACGCACCCGGACACGGGCACGAACAAGGGCGGCATCGGCTACGGCGTCGTCTCGCGCAAGGTCGAGAGCGACGGCCTGGTGCATGTCTGGATGACGGGGCCGTTCTCGGACGCGGGCGGCGGCGAGCGCGCGGTTCGCAAGGTGATCGATCTCTCCGAAACCTTCTCGGGCGCGAGCGCTGACGGCGCCTGGCGCTTCAAGTTCGACCACTCCATTGAGCAGGACTATCCCTGGCCGCGGATGGCGGCGGACAAGTTCGGCAACCTGTTTGTCCCGGCGTATGGGCTCGCGGTTGGGGGGCTTGGCGTCGACAACCCGGACCTGTACGGATTGGCCAAGGACCCGGGCGGTTCCGGCAACGCGACCGAGCTCTTCGAGTACGAGACTGGCGTCAAGCCCGAGGGCTTCGCGGCGGTCATCCCGCCCGACGCGCTGATGCCGGAGTACCGCACGCAGCTCGCGACGCCGCTCTCCGAGCACGTCTACCTGCTGCACGTCTCGAACCCAGTCACGATTGCCGCGTCGGCGTCCATCTTCAAGGTGCGGCTCGTGACCAGCACGGCGGCGGCGACCGGCAGCCCGCGCACGGTGCACACGATCGCCGTGGTCGAGGACGACATCCGGCTCATCGCGTCGGCGTCGAACTCGATCCCTTCGGGCGGCAGCGGCGTGCTCGACGCCGCGTCGCAGTACGTCCAGGCGTTCCGCGCGGGCGAGCACATCATCGTGTTAGACGGGATCAACTACTTCGCCTACGACCTAAGGACTGGTCTCGTAGCGCCGCTTGAGTCGAAGAGCGCCGGCGAGATTCCGCCGCGGGCGAAGATCGGCATGTACTGGCGCCACCGGCTGATGTTCCTCGGGTTCGCGGACCACCCGTCGAACTATGTCGCCTCGAAGTTGGGGGACATCTTCAACTACGACCTCTTCCCCGCCGTGACGACCAGCACGCAGGCGTTCAGTGGGACCCTGACGCGCGCGGGCGAGGCGGCGGACGTGATCGTGGCGGCCATCCCGGTGTGGGACGACCTCGCGTTCATCCTCGGTGAGAGCCGGATCCTGCGTCTGACCGGCGACCCGCAAGACGGCGGCAACATCCACCTGGTGACAGACTCGATGGGGGGAGTGTTCGGCGACTCCTGGTGCAAAGACCAGTCAGGCCGTGTCTTCATGTTCGGGAACTCGCCCCCGGGGCTCTACATGCTGCTCCCTGAGGGCGACCCTGTCCCCCTGAGCCGCCACACGCTCGAGGAGAGCGAGATGGCGGACATCGACTTCGGGACGCACCGGATCGTGCTCGCCTGGAACCCGATCCAGCGCGGCGTCCACATCTGGCGCGTCGCGTGGTCGACGTCGACGGTCGTCGATCACTGGTTCTGGGAGGAAAAGACGCATCAGCTCGTGAAGAACCCGCCCATCTGGACGGACCGCTACGGGCTCGCGGGGCTGCAACCGACCGCGTACACGTACCTCGGCGGCGACGACACGCGCGGGCTCTTGCTCGGGTGCGAGGACGGGTACGTGCGCTTCGACGACCCGGAAGCCGTGAGCGACGACGGGACGCTGATCGACAGCTTCGTCGTGATCGGGCCGCTGACGCCCGCGGGCGGGCCGGAGCGCGACTACCGGCTGATCGACGTCGAGATCGCGCTCGCGGACGACCAGGGAGGCGCGCGGCTCGAGGTGCTCGCGAGCGAGACGGCGGACTCGCTCGGGACGGTCCAGTGGGCGCGGGATCTGAAGCCGGGGATGAACGCCTTCCGGGTGCGGGTGAAGGCACCGCACATCTACCTGCGGCTTCGGGGGGTGGGCCTGAAGCGTTGGGCATTCGAGAGTGGGCGCTGCACGATCGTCGCGACGTCGAAGACCCAGGAATCGGCCGAGATCGGGTAGGATCGGGGCGTGATTCCCGAAGAAGAGCTGCACGACCAGTTTGAGCCGCAGGGAGGTCTGTGGCGCGAGCTGCTCGAGCAGTGCATCGTCGACGCGGTGCTATCGCGCGCCATCTCCGACACGGTTCAACGCTACAGACGGAGCCTGATCGGTGAGTGACGTGCCGGACACGATCGACCTCGCGTCGGTTCCAGCGCTTCACTTCAGCAAGTCCAGCTCTGGCGTCTACGAGATCATCCTGGCCTGGCCTGAGCGGCATGTGGTTGTCGCTGCGCGTGGGGTGCAAGCTGAACACGCTGTCGCGTCGCTGGCGGAACAGCTCAAGGCAATGCGTGAGGAACTGGAAGGTGAGGACGATGGCTGACCCGCGCGCCGGTAGAGCAGGGCAGTCGGGCTACAGCCCGAGGCTGGGCCGTCGCGATCCTCGCCTGCGCACGAATCAGTCGGGCGCTGTCACCGACCAGAGCGCCGACAAGAAGACGATCAACACGGACGGCCTCGGGCGCTTCCGGGTGACGGCTGCGGACGGGCTGAAGCCGCTGCCCGCGGGGGCGACGGCGGAGGAGGCGCGGGTGGCTTACAACCAACTCCTCGCGCGACTACGTGGGCAGTGATCGACCGTCCCGTCGTCGTCCTTGGCCCACTGCGCAGCGGCTGCTCGCTCGTCGCGGGCGTGTGCCATCGGCTCGGCTACAGCGCCGGCATGGTCGCCTTCATGCCGCAGCCCCCAAGCTGGCGGATGGACTGGCAGGACCACGAGCTCACGACGCTGCTCGTACTGCGCCGCTGGCCAGACGTGGCGTGGTGGCACGACTACCTCGAGCGCCGCATCCACTTCTCGCGCGCGATCGGCTTCGAGGGGCGGATCGTCCTGAATTGTCAGTGGCTGGCCCTCTGCTGGGAGTCGTTCCGCGAGGCGCTCGGCCCCGTCGAGCCATTCGTCATCAAGGCCTACCGTCAGGAGGAGACGATGGCCGTCTCGATGGCCGCGCACCCAGGGCTGCGCCAGGAGGACCAGACCGAGATCCGCGCCGCGCTGCTCCGGATCCCCTCGAACTGCCAGATCGGGTACGAGTACGCGACGGGCGATCCGGGGCACTTCGTACGGGCGCTTGCAGGGCACCTCGGGCAGGAGGATGATGCGACGGTACAGGCCGCGATCGGTCTGGTAGGAAAACCGACCATCTATGCGCCCCAGACTCCTGAACTTGCAGCTGACCGACCCTGAGGAACTGGAGCGCTTCCTCTCGCTGATCGTCGTCGACTGCGTCACGGACTGCATGGTGTGGGTCGGCGCTCGCACCAAGGCCGGCTACGGGTACATCTGCACCGGCGGGCGCACGTTGCTGGCGCATCGCGTCGCCTACGAGACCTTCCGCGGTCCGCTCGATCCGAAACTGGAACCGGACCACACCTGTAGGTTCCCGCCGTGCGTGAACCCATGGCACTTGGAAGAGGTCACGCACCTGGAGAACATGCTGCGCGCGCCCAACAGCATCGTGGCCATCGCCGCGAGCAAGACCGAGTGCGACAACGGACACGCCTTCACGCCCGAGAACGTCTACTACACTAAGGCCGGGCATAGGCGCTGTGTTGAGTGCAATCGCATCCGCGCTCGGCGCTGGCATGAAGAGCATCGCGAGCTAGCGAACCGCCTCCGCACGGCGCGGTATCACAAGACAAACCCGAGCGCGCCGTATCGCGGCGCGCGCAGAAAGAAAGAGGGTTAGTAAAATTCCATACGCAGCTGCTTTTGGCGCCGCACTTCAGTTCATGGGCGGAGTGCAAGCCCGCACGGACCGCAAGCGAGCGCAGCGCAAGATCAAGCAGGAACTCGGCATCCAGCGCAGCCGTGGCGAACTCTTCTCCAACCTGCAAGAGTCGCAACTCCGTCAAGGGCAGAAGGCTGAACTCGCCGGGTTCGCGGGTGCGCGACGCGGCGTCGAGCTCGCGGGGAACCGCGCGCGTCAGGGGGCCGTCGATCTCGCCAAGCAGGCTCAGGGGTCTCTCGACCAGAGCATCGTGAGCCGTGGACTCCTTGGGACCAGCACCGGGGCGAATCTGAACCTCGGTCTCCAAGATCGCACTTCGCGACAGCTCGCCGACATCGATTCACAGCTCGCGATGGCGCTCGGAGGGCTCGGGATGCAGGAGGGGGCCGTGCGTCGTGGTCACAGCCAGCAGCTCGGAGACGTGTTCCGGCAACGGCAGCAGTTTGAAGGCGAGTACGGTCAAGCGATGCTCGATCTCTTCGGCCAAGGCGGGTAGCGGTGCCGCGCGTCGAAATTAGGGTCGGCGGTGAGGCTGGCGAGCCGGGTTACGCACTTCGTGAACTCGGTCGGAACGTGGCCGAAATCGGTCCGCGCTTTCGTCAGATGCACCAGGACGAGCGCGCCGCGAAGGAACGGGAGCGACAGTTTCAAATTCAGGAGCAGCGCGCGCAAGCGTCGCTCGCCCGCGAACAGAACCTCGCCGCGGCACGCGCCGAGAAGGCTCAGGAACAAGAAGCGGGTCGCGAGGCGCTCAAGGCCACGATTCAGGAACAGAGCGACAAGGCGCTTGGTGTGGCTCACCAGGAGCAGGTGCGGCGCGCGCTGGAGTCGCCCGAGGGACTTCTCGGTCCGTTTGGGATGGCGAGCGCTCTCGCGAAGGGCGCTCCAAACACGATGCGCGTCAAGGAGCGTTGGGCTGGGTACAAGGAGCTCGCGTCTCGGATGGACCCGTCCCATGGGCGGACGTGGCTCAACGACACGCTCAAACGCGACGCGGCCGAGGAGAAGCAGCGCGTCATCGCGGAGGGCTACGCTGAGGAGGCGCAGGCACTTGATGTCGCGATCAAGGAAGGGAAGTTCGACGACCCGTTCGGTCCGGTCTCGAAGGAAGGAGAACCATCCGAAGAGGGTGGCGCGCTGGCGCAGCAACTAGCCAAGGCTCTTCAGGATGGCCTCGCGGCCCGCAAGCCACCCGGGGCCGTCCACAAGGCGCTGGCGCTCGTGCATGCCAAGCACGCGAAGCTCTCCGCGCGCAAGGCCGGTTGGGAAGCCGCCGACCTCAGGGTGAAGGAGATGCTCGACCAGATGCGGGTGCTCGCCAACAACGCGCCCGACGGCGTCGACCCCGACACCGGCAAGAGCATCCGCGGCGAGCTCATCGAGCGCGCCCACGCCGCAGAGGGCGAGTGGCAGCGCACGATCGGCCTCCCAGGGGTCTCGGAGAGCTACCGGCGCGCGACGGACCCTGCCAAGGACGTCGGCGAGATCACGAAGTTGCTTTTCGGCGCCCAGACCGAGGCGAGCCCGGACGCCGTCCTGCAGGAGATGAACGCCGCCGCCGAGGCCAAGGGCCCGGCCCAACAGGCAGAGGACATGGCGCTGGCAACTGGGGCGGGCCCGGCGCGGAAGTCCTCCAGGACCGCACAGGCTGCCCCGGGAGCGAAGGGCGCCGCGGGGGGCTCTGTTCCACGTGGAACACCGACGCGCGCGCCTGAGGGCGGCAAGCAGGCGGGCCAGATCCGCTCCATCGTTCAGGAGGAGGTTGCTGGTGCACTCGCCGGCGGCTCGAAGAACAGCCGCGCGACGGCCATCAAGGGCTTGCTCGACCGGCTCGAGCACGACCTCGGGCTAGACATGAGCGACCAAGGCGTTCGCGCGGCGGTCAGGGAAGCCATCTCCCAGGCGGTCGGGGCCCGGCCGTGAACGAAGCGGAGACCTACGCTTCGCTCGCGCGCCTCGAAGCACGCCTCTCCGCGCTGGATGTCTTGTTCGACGAGCGCGTTCGCGCGCTCAAGATCCTCATCGACGAGCGCGATAAGCAGGTGACGATCGCCTTCAACAGCGCCGAGAAGGCCTCCGGCAAGGCCGAGCAGGCGCAGCGCGCCGTCAACGAGAGCCAGAACGAGTTCCGCGGCACCTTGCGCGACCAGGCGGGAACGCTCGCGTCGAAGGAGAGTCTCGACCAGCTCGACAAGCGCGTGCAGTCGCTGGAGAAGGGCGTGGCGGGCGGCATCGGCCGCTCGGGGGGACTGACCGCCGCGCAGACGATCCTCTTCCAGGTGCTTCCGCTCTTGATCTCCGCCATCGCGCTCGTCGCGCTCTTTCTCGGGAAAGGAAAGCCATGACCACCAAGGACGACTTGATCGTTTCGGTTGCGACCCGGCTCGACATGCTCTCGGTCGAGCTCCGCGCCATCGCCGCCGCTGGGACCCAAGATCCACCGCCCCCGCCCCCGCCTCCCGCCGCCATCAAGGGCGTCTGGACCAGCGCCGAGGAGCTCGCGACGAGACCCACGAGTGGACCGGCATGGGAAGCGCTCGTCGCGGCGTCCCGTCAGGACACCAGCGCGCCGAACTTGAGCAACCAGGACGACCCGACCAACGTGCGCGTGCTCGCTGCTGCGCTCGTCTTCGCGCGCACAGGCGGATCCGCGCTGCGCGACAAGGTCATCGCAGCATGCACAAAGGCCGTGGGGACCGAGAGCGGCGCTCGAGCTCTCGCCCTCGCTCGCGAGCTGCCCGCGTACGTGATCGCGGCGGACCTCGTCGGGTACCGCGAGCCGCGCTTCGTGACCTGGGTGGCCGGAGTGCGCCATGCGCCGATGACCGGCGGCCCAGCGTCTCTGATCGCGAGCCACGAGGAGCGCCCGAACAACTGGGGCACGCACGCTGCCGCCGCGCGGGCCGCGTGCGCCGCGTACCTCGGTGACCAGGCCGAGCTCGAACGTTGCGCGCGCGTCTTCCGCGGGTGGCTCGGCGACCGCGATGCCTACTCCGCCTTCTCGTATGGCGATCCCGCGTGGCAGACGCCTCGAAGCCGGTCGGGATCAACCCGAAGGGAACCACGAAGAGCGGTCACTCGATCGACGGCGTCCTCGCCGACGACCAGCGCCGCGCGGGCGGGTTCGTCTGGCCGCCCCCGAAGGAGAACTACGTGTGGGAGGCGCTGCAAGGAGCCGTCGTGTGCGCGGAGATCCTCACGCGCGCCGGGTGCGCCGGGTACCTCGCCTTCGAGTACCAGGACCGCGCGCTCCTACGCGCCGTGACGTGGCTGCACACAGAGGCGCAGTTCCCGGCCAGCGGTGACGACACCTTCCTCCCGCACATCATCAACCGTCGCTACGGGACGAAGTTTCCCGCGCCGATTCCGAGCACGCCAGGGAAGAATTGTGGCTTCACCTGCTTCACCCACGCCTGATTCTCGCCTCTCCACGCGAATGGACACTGGAGCATGGCTGGGAGTCTCGTCCCTCATCGTGTCCACGGCCGTCCTCGTCTTCGGGCTCGTCCTCATCAAGCAGGCCGCACGCAAGGACCTCGTCGACAACCTGACGCGCCGCGTCGAGAACTGCGAAGAGGACCACGCCGAGTGCGAGCGAGAGCGCAGCCGACTCACACGGCTCACCATGGATCTCGTGCTCGAATCGAGGCGCCTGGCGGACGCGCGCATCGAGGCAGAGCGGGTCGTGCGACGCGACGGCGAGGCCTCGTGAGCTCTCCGCACGAGACGCGCTCGCAAGGGCACCGACGCAACGCGCACGCGCGGCAGATCCTCTGTGCATCGACAACCTGGACCAACGCCGACATCGAGACCCTGAAGAGCTACGCCGGTAAGGTGACCGTCATGCAACTCGCGTGGATCCTCGGCGGGCGGCACTCGATCGATGCCATCAGGGACGAGGTGCGGAAGATTGAGGCGGGCGGAAGCAGAACCTCCGGGTCCTGAACGATCCTCCGGACTCCAACCTCCGGACCCTCACGCGCTTCGCGCTCCCGGAAGGACCAGCGCTCAGCTCACGGGCGAACGCGGTGACCGCCCGGATGCGGGCTCGCCTTGAGGCTCGCCCTCCGAACCTCAGACCGGCACAGCAGCGCCAGCCCGCATGCACTGCACCGCACGCAGGAACACCTTGCGGGCGGCCACGCAGTCCGAAGCCGCTCGGTGTGCTGCGCCCATCTCGATCTTCAGTGCAGCGGCCACAGTCGCCAGCTTCAGGTTCTCGCACTGGATCAGGCCCGCCAGGCGCATCGCCGCAGCCAGCGCAACGGTGTCGATCTTGTGGTAGCTGAGCGGGCAGAAGCGCTGCGCCGGCTTGTAGTACCCGAGGTCGATCATGTCGCGATCAAAGCCAACGTTGTGACCAACCGGGATTGCGACCGATCCGAACGGGATGAGCCCGTGCAACCACGCCATGTACTCCGCGAACGGCTTGGCTTCCTTCTGCCAGACCGAAGCGTCGTACCCGTTGATCTTCGCCGCCGCCGGGTCGACCACATCGCCAGGCCGCAACAGGATCTTGCTCTCGAATGTGCCGATGTCGTTGCCATCTAGGTCGGTCAGGATGGTCGCGATCTCCAGGACCGGAGACTTGCCGGGGATGAGACCGCCAGTCTCGGTGTCGAGGAACGCCAGGAACTTTTCAGTGGGGGCCATGGAGTTCGATCGTACAAGGGGTCCGGAAAGTGGGAGCGGCGTTTGCTCTTTTGCCCTCTCAGGAGCGCGGAGCGCCTCAGGGCGTCCGGCCCGAAGCCCGAGCCAACGGCGAGGGTGCGAGCGGAGCGAAGCAGGCCGGGAAGCTCAGGACCCGGAGGGGCTTGCCCCAAGGAAGAGAGATCGAACCTTCAGGAGCCGTAGCCAGGCTGGAGGCCCCGGGATTTCTCCGGGAGGCCGCCGCCCCAAGGCAAGACCCCGCCCTAGTGGGGGTCTTTGAGGGGTTTCCTCTTTGCGGGCGCGACCAGTCCGAGCGATGCGTGCCGAGGCCTGTGCGTGACGGCGTTGCGTGGTTGGCGGGGTCGGTGGGGAGAGGCTTGAAGCCCGTCGCCGTGCCGGTGAGGTCGCCACGCGCGCCGCGCGGGTGGACACCAGATGCAGTCACAGAAGGGCGCAAGCTCTGGTACACTCCGCCCGGTTTGTCTTGCCGACAGCGTTGTACCTATCCTGGGTGCAGCGTTCAAGGGCCGGCTCGCTGCGAGGCGTGCCGGCCCTTACCATCTCGACCGTGCCGCTCCAGGAGCCCGAGGTCGACGACCGCGCCGCGTTCGAGGCCGAGCTGGCCGACCTGATCCCGGAGGCGCCCGAGAAGCCGCTCAAGCGCATCGGGTTGCGTAGGGACCAGACGAAGGAACAACGGGTAGGGGGTGAGCGCGCGAAACACGAGTTCGCCCGCGAGCTCGAGCAGCTCTTCCCGGCGCGCGAGACGACCGCCGGCGAGAAATTCTCGATCGGGGCCACGGAATCCATGGCGGACATCGCGAAGGCGCCCGAGCTCGGGCTGAAGTTCGCCGAGTTCCTCGGGGTGCCGGTCGATACCATCGAGCGCCACGCGCCGATCCTGCGCGCGACGGCCATCGGCGCCCGCAAGCTCGCCGACATGGGACGCGAGCTCCACCAGGCCGCGCGCGAAGCGGAACCGTTTCCCGCGCAGGACTTCACGAGCCAGGCGTTGCGCGGCGCAGGCTCCACGCTTCCGTTCGCCGTCGCTGGGCCGCTCGCGGGCGAGATCGGCGTCGCGCTCGTGGGCGGCGCGCAGTCCGCCGTGCCCTTGTACGAGGACGTGCTCGCCGAGACCGGCGACGAGAAGAAGGCATGGACGGGCGCTGCGATCGGCTTCGGCCTCGGTCTGACGGAAGCGGCCGGCGTCGGCTCGATCCTCTCGAAGCTCGACCGCGCGAGCGCCGGCACGTTCAAGAAGGCGCTGATTCGCGTCGCGGCTGAGGGTTCCGAGGAGGCTCTCCAGGAGTGGCTCCAGACGGGCGGCCAAGACATCGCGACCAAGGTGCTCACCGGGAAGGACATCCGTTACCTGCAGGAGACCCTGCCGCAGCAGGGGCAGGCCAGCGCGATCGGCGCGCTCCTCGGCGGCACCATCTCCGGAGGCGTCGAGTCCACCGGCCACGCGCTTCCTGGAGAGCCTCAGCAGGCCCTAGGCGCGCAGGGCGAACTCACGGCCGAGGATGTCTTCGCAGAGGACGTGAAGGGTCAGGTGGTCGGCCAGGGCGGCAAGGTGCGCCTGACGGGCGAGGGGGGGCGTGCGCCGCGTGCCGCGCGCACGGTCGCGGACGTGGGGACGGAGACTGCCCCGAAGGGCAAGGCGAAGGAGCCGAAGACCGAGGAGGAGGCCGCTCTCGCGATTGCTGAAGGCCGCCCGCTCGAGCTCGAGCAGCTTCAGGCCTTCCCCGGGGCCGTCAAGAAGGCCGCCGAGATCGTTCATGCACCGAAGGAGCCGGAGCAGGAGCCGGCCGAGAAGCACAAGGTCGAAGACGTCCTGGACAGGATGGCCACGCGCATGGCGCGCGAGGCCGCTGCGGAAAATCTCGCCGACGAGTTGATCGAACTCGAAGCAGAAGGAAAGACCTCGCCGAAGGAGCTGATCGAGCCATTCTTCGCCCCGGGCGGAGCCTGGGAATCCATGGAACCTGCGGCGCAGCAAGCGTTCCTCAGACGCGCGAAGAAGGCCTCCGGCATTGGCGTCGGCGACTTCAAGTACGCGAGCGGCAGCGAGGAGAAGATCGCGGATGCGCGAGACCTGATGGACTTCCTGCTCGAAGGAGCGACCTTCGAGGCCCTCAAGGCCGATGAGCGGCGCCTATTTGGTTTCCTGATGGAGATGGGCGAGGCGCAGCGTCAACACGAGGCCGGAACAAACCCATTCACGAAGAAAAAGCAACCGACAACCCCCGGGCCGGCAGAGCTCGCTCCGGCCGAAGAGGCCAAGCCCGAAACGGCGAAACCCTCTCCGGCCACGGAAGCAGGCCAGGAGCCGGGCGAAGGGCCGCTCTACGCCGCCAACGTCGCCACCCGCGAAGCGACGAAGCCGGGCGAACAGGTGCGCGGCGCCAAGATGACGCCAGAAGCCAAGGCCTGGGCAGAGAAGCGGGCCGGCGAGATGCGAAACGGCGACCAGATCGAGGACTCGGTAGGTACCCGCTGGTTGGTCATCAAGCCGAAAAAAGGAGGCACGCCGTGGCTGTCCATGTTGGGCGAAAACGGAGCGGAGGCTGGAGTCGTCAAAGACCTCAACAGCCTCGAATCGCTCTACACCATCGCGGAAAGCAAACCGATCACCCCCGGGGCGCCGCAGATCGCTCCTGGCGAAGCGGAGAAGCCCGCAAGGGCCGAACCCGCGTCGACCGAGAAAGCATCCCAGGAGCCTTCTGGTGATGCCGGAGCTCCGGGGGTGTCTCTCTACGCGCACACCGAGGAGCCCGCCTCGAACTCCAGCGTGCAGCCAGGCGACACGCTCGGGCCGGTCGAGTCGGTGCCAATCGCAGACCTGCGCGAGTTCAACCCGAAGAAGCGCCTCGAGGAGGCGAAGGTCCTCGAGATCATGGAGGCGATGCGCGCCGGGAAGAAGCTCCCGCCCGTGATCGCCCACCGCGAGGACGACGGCACGCCCATATTCGACGACGGATCCCACCGCGCTGAGGCCGCGCGCCGGCTCGGCTTCAAGAACGTCCCCGTCCGCATCGTCGAGCCGAAGGAGAAGATCGCCGCGGCGCCGAAGCGCATGAGCGACCTCGTCGCGTCGCTGCGCGAGCTCACAGGGGAGCTCGAAGGTTCGGTCGCCGAGGGTGAGGAGGATCTCCCCGCGGCGATGCAGCGCGCCGAGAGCGTGCTCGCGAACCGCCGCGCAGCCGGAATCGAGTCGACCGATCTCGACGAGGCGCTGACCGAACTCGTTCACGCCGGGCGGATTCCGCCCGACATCGAACTCGGGTCCCGCAAGGAGGCCGCGCAGAGCAACTACACGCTCGCGGTGCTGAAGAAGGCGCGCGCGGTGCTCGACGTGTTCGACGCCTCGAAGGGGCGCGCGACGCCAGGACGTAGGGCGGAGGATGCGGCGAAGGCCGAAGAGGAGAAGCCGAAGAAGGGGCTCGCCGCCCCAGCCGCGCAGGCGAAGCGCCTCCGCGCAGCCGCCGCGAAGCTGAAAGAGGGAGCCGACGAGCAGCTCGGACGCGACCGGCTCACCAACACGCCGAAGCGCGCGCGCGAAGCGGCCGGGTCCATCCGCGACGCGGAGCAACAGCGCGAAATGGCGCAGGTCATGGAGCGGCTCGCGGACGCGCAGGAAGCCGGCGAGGCAGGGCCTCTCTCCGGCGTTGCGACCAAGGCGCAGGTCGAAGAGCTGATGCACCTGGTTCGGTTCACGGAGGACCGGCCCCATCCCCACGAGGGCGCCGGCACGATCAAGGCTCGCGAGCTGCCGACGTGGGGCGCGCTCGTTCGTCCAGGGAATCTGAACACGATCGTCGAGAAGGCCGCCGGCAAGAAGGGGGTCCCCGCGCTGCGGCGCACGCTCGGCGGACTCGTCGGTCAGAGCGAGCACTTCTACGTCAGCGACCCGGAGAAGCTCGCGGCGATGAAGGAGCTCGCCGGGATGGTCGAGGGCTACGACTCGAAGAACCTCCTTCAGGAGATCCGCGACTTCGAGCGGCTGCGCAAGCTCGCCGGGAGCCGCGAGGAGCTGCGCACCGCGGTAGAGGCGATGCGCGCGCTCCGCGACCAGACTCCCGGGCTCACCGCGGAACAGAAGCAGGCCAAGAAGATCCAGGAGGCCGAGTCCGAGGTCCGCTTCCAGAAGATCCCTGGGTTCTTCCCGACGCCGCCGGCCCTCGTCGAGCGCGTGATCGACGAGGCCGGCATCGAGCAGGGGATGCGCGTCCTGGAGCCGAGCGCCGGGAAGGGCGACCTCGCCGACGCCGCGAAGGCCGAAGGTGGCGCCGTCGATGTCGTCGAGCGGCAGAGCAGCCTTCGCGGAATCCTGGAGGCGAAGGGCTACAAACCCGTCGGCACCGACTTCGAGGAGTTCGAGAGCGGTCCGGTCTACGACCGCGTCGTGATGAATCCGCCGTTCGAGAAGGGTGCCGACACTGAGCACGTCATGCGCGCCTTCGACATGCTCGCGCCGGGCGGGCGGCTCGTGTCGATCATGTCGGAGGGGTCCTTCGGGACGTCACTCCGCTCCACGCAGTTCGCGAAGTGGCTCGACGCACACGGCGGCACGAGCGAAAAGCTCGACCCGGGTGCCTTCAAGGGCATCGGAGTGTTCCGCGAGACGGGCGTCAACACGCGGCTCGTGGTGGTCGACAAGCCGGCGGCCGAAGAGGCGGGGGCGGAGGAGCCGAAGGTCTACCGCATGTCGCGCGAAGAGATCGCGGCGGAGGCCGACGCTCGACGCGAGCAGCGCCAGAACAAGGCCGTCGAGCGAGTGTTCCGCGCGGCCGAGGGCGTGGCGCGCGAGGACAAGCGAGGCTTCGAGTGGCCCATGCGCGGCGCGATCATCTCCGCCATCAACGGGGCCAAGGAAGCCGGCGTGACGGTCGAGTACGTGCCCGGAGACGCTTCCAAGGCCGAAATCTGGAACATTGCGACCAGCGAGGGCAAGCGATACTCGCTCTATCGGGAGCCGGGTGGGCGAACGACGTGGTTCCAGCACCAGACGAAGCCGGTCGAAGAAGCCGAACAGGAGCGCATCCGCGCCTCGATGGAGGCCGCGAAGAAGCACGACGAGGAGGTCGATCGCGAGCGCGCGAAGGCCGCTGCGCAAAAGAAGGCCGCCGCGACCAGCACCGCCGACCTCGCGCAGGAGGCCATCGCCGAGTTCAAGGCCGCCCCGGAACCGGCAGCGCCCGCCAAGCCCGAGCCAGTCCAGGAGCCGGAGCGCTTTCCACCTGGCGGCAGCGGCAGGTTCAGTGGCGGCCGGTTCGAACAGCGCGAGGACCTCGGCTCTGGCGGGCAGGTGCGGATCTTCTTCGACCAGAAGCCGCACGCGGACATGCTCCGGAAGCTCCGCGAGGCTGGCTTCCGCTGGAACAGCCCGATCAAGGCTTGGGTGCAAGACGGGCCCGGCGCGCGCGGCAAGGCGGCCGAGGTCATGAACCTCTTGCCGGTCGAGCGCAAGAGCGCCGAGGAGCGTGTGCGCGAGCTCGAGCAGCGTCGGAAGGAGAAGCAGGCCGAGCTGAAGGGCAAGCGATCCGTGCGCCGCTCTGGCATCAACGCCGAGATCCGCACCATCGACGACATGCTCCGTAAGCTCGAAGGGTCCGCCCAGAAGGAGCGCCTCGCGCGCGAGGAGGCCGCGACACGGAAGGACATCCGCAAGGCGATCGAGCAGGGAGCGCGGCAGGAACGCATCCTCGCCCACATCGCAACGTCCGGCCTCGAAGGCAGCGAGAAGGCCAACGTCGCGCTGCGGCAGATGGTGCGCGAGGAGGTGAAGAAGCAGGGCATCACCTTCAAGGAGGTGTCGAAGGAGCACGGCGCCGCGGCCGGCACGCGCGCCGCGGACGAGCTCGAGAACGAGGCGACCCGGTTCTACCGGCTGGGCACGAGCGACGTTGACCCGGGCCTGGACGCGGAGAAGACGAGCGTCGCGACCTTCGTGAAGGCCGCCGTGCCGGCGCTGGAGTTGCGCGCTGGCCTGAAGGAGATCAACGACCAGCTCGAAGAGCTGAAGAAGGCCGCGAACGCGCAGACGGCCCCCTACGACTACTCGATCCACAACGTGATGACGAACATCCTGCGCGAGATGCGCGGGGCTCCGCCGCTCCAGATCCTGGCGGCGGTCAAGAAGGAGATCGAGCCGCGCATCGCAGGCGGACACCAACAGCTCGCGTACCGCACGGCCGAGGGCATCAAGAAGGCCGCCGAGGACGAGATGGAGCGCTGGCGCAGCGTCGTCGCCAGCGCGCAGGAGTGGAGCACATGGGTGAGCGCCGCGAACCCATGGGTGAAGGCCGGCTTCGACGGCACCTGGGTGGCCGAGGACCCGGACATCGTCACGGACGGGCGGATGGCCGTGAAGAAGTCGGCCATCGAGGGCAAGCCGGGGCTCGCCGGCAAGACCTCGGCGGGGATGCGGTTTTTCACGAAGCCGAACCCGGCGGCGCGGTACGGAGCAACGAATCCGATTCCGAAGGCGGCCACGGATTCGGTCTGGAAGGCCGCCACCGAGAAGAAGGGCGCCTTCGCTGACATCGTCGCCGTGGTCGGCCCGGAGGACCCGTCAACGGGCTACACGCTGGCCTACATCCGTCGCAAGGACACCGGCGACGTCGCGGCGGTTGACGCGCACCGGCTTCGCGCCGCCATGCGAGCCACGAAGGCTGACGCGGTCTGGATGTCGAAGCCCGACTCGGCGGTCGTTGTCATGAAGGGGACGAAGTCGGTCGCGGTCATCATGCCGGTCACTATCGACTCGACGAAGGAACTGACCGGACGCGCCGCGCTCATCCGAGACGCCCTGAAGGGTGGCGTGGCCGAGATCAGGCAACTCGCCGAACGCAAGGCCGCCGAGGCGGCCATCGATCGGGACCAGAAGCTGCGCGCGATCGGGCAGCTCCAGTCCGACGACCCGACCACGCACCCGACCGAGGTGTTCGCCTTCCCGGGCTCGATCATCCCGGACGTGCGGAACGCCATGGACGCACTCGCGAAGAAGCTCGGCTACCGTCGCGACCAGAAGCTGCTGACGCACGGGCTCCTGCCCACAGAAACGTGGACGGAGCGGCAGATCCGGAAGTTCCAGGACGCGTGGCGCGGCGTCAAGACGAGCCAGAAGGAGATCGCTGGCGGTACGCCCGACGACGCGATCGACGCCTATCTGCAGGAGGAGCTCCGCCGCGGGCGCACCAAGAATCGTCTGGAGGAGTTCGAGGCCAAGCACAACAAGCCACTGCTCGAGCTGCTGCGCCGCAGCGGCATCAGCCCCGAGGAATTCGGCGAGGCCCTGATGGCGCGGCACGCACCCGAGCGCAACGCCGTGATCCTCGGCCGCGACCCGACCAACCAGGCCGGCTCCGGCATGACCGGCGTCGATGCTGCCGCGATCATGGACAGGGTCCAGTCTGGCAAGCGCGCCAAGGACTTCGCGCGCGCCTTCCAGCGCTTCGACCGGATGATGGCCGAGGTGCGCGCCGGGTGGGTACGCGACGGCCTGAAGAGCCAGAAGGAGGTCGACGAGCTCGAGGCGCAGTACCAGTTCTACGCGCCGCTGCGCTCTGACCTCTCAGAGGACGCCGACGCTTCCCCGTACCGCGGAACCGGCCAGGGGGTCGACGTGCGCGGCAACGAGTACCGCGCCGCGACCGGGCGGCACACGCGCGCCGCCGCGAACGAGGTGCTCGCCTATGCGCTGACCAGCGCCGAACAGTCGATCATCCGCGGCGAGAAGAACCGCGTCGCGCAGTCCTTCCTGAACTTCCTGCGCGCCTACGGCGACGAGAATGGCATTGAGGGTTTCGCCAAGATCGGACCGCGACAGACGAAGCGCGCCGTGGTGGACGGAGTCGTGCGCACCGTGTACGACCCCGCGTTCCGGAACAAGCCGAATGTGCTCCTCGTGCACGAGAACGGCGATCACTTCTGGGTCGAGATCGACCCGGCCTACCAGAACGTCGCCGACGCCTTCAAGAACCTCGGCGCCGAGGACGTTGGCAAGCTGATCCGGATGGCGGGTGGGGTGACGCGCACGCTCGCCGGGCTCTCGACGCGCTACAACCCATTTTTCCCGCTCGGGAACGCCATCCGCGACGCGGCCGGCGCCCTCCTCAACAGCAGCGAGCACGGCTTAGCCTTCGCAGTTCGGACGGTGCGCGATGCGCCGCTCGGGCTGGCTGCGCTGGCCGGCAAGGGGACGAAGAAGTGGGAGGCGTACGCCAACGAGTACAGGAAGTCCGGGGCGCCCGTGAGTTTCCTGGACCTCGCTGGCTTCGAGGGGCAGCTTCGCCGGATCGAAAAGGACACGAAGGCCAGGACATCAGAGGGCGCGATCGGTTCGACCCTCCGCGGATGGCGGAAGTTGCTTGGTGTCGTCGAGGCTGCCAACGACATCGTCGAGAACGGCGTGCGTCTCTCGGCCTACGTCCACGCCCGCGAAGATCTCGGGATGACGGTTGAGCGCGCGGCCTCGTGGTCGAAGAACCTCACCGTCAACTTCGAGCGCAAGGGCGATCTAGGGGCGACGCTCAACGCGCTCTACATGTTCGCCAACGCCGGGGTGCAGTCGACCGCGCGCGTCGCACAGGCTGTGCGTCACCCGGCCGTGCGACGAATTCTCGTGGCTAGTTTCCTAGGCGCGATGGCGTGGGATCAGATCATGCGTGCGCTTGGTGGCAAGGACGACGACGGTGAGGATCGGTGGGATAAAATCCCGAGCTACATCCGCCGTCACAACCTCGTCGTGATGTTCCCGGGCAGCAACAAGTACGCGGCCATCCCGACGCCGTTCGTCTACGACTGGATCCAGACGGCTGCGCACCAGCTCTCGGGTTACCTTTCGGGCGATATCGATGCCGGATCTGCGATCGGTGAGAGCCTGTCGTCCGCTGTGGAAGCCTTCGACCCGATCGGATCGGGGCGGACCGACCTGACGGATCCGGCGAGCGTTGCCCGCACAATCTCGCCAACGGTCCTAGATCCGCTCGTGGAACTCGCGACCAACAGGGATTGGCGCGGGCAGCCGATCGTCTACGACAAGTTCCAGGCCGGATCTGACTCGGCGGCGCAATGGCCTGAGCCGTCCAGCACGAGTGCGGCGGCGGCGAAGTGGCTGAACAAGGTTGGTGGTGGCGACGAGCTTGCGCCCGGCCCTGGGGCGGTCGGCCAGGTACTCGACATCAACCCGCAAACGCTCGACCACCTGGCGGCGTTCCTGACTGGCGGTCTCGGCCGCGCCCTCGCGCAGAGCTACGAGTTCAGCCGCAAGGTCGGCGCTGGCGAGAGTGTTCGCCCGCACGAGATCCCGCTGCTCAGTCGCTACCTGAAAGAGCCGTCGCCGTTTGCTTCATCGAAGACCTTCGACGACTTACAGGATGCTCTGCGCGTCGAGCGCGAGCGGGCGAAGCGCGACAGGCGCCTGATGTCGCCCGAGATCGGGTCCCTGTGGAAGGAATCAAACCAGATCGACCAGATGCGCTCTCGGCGACGGAAGGCGATCGACGCGATGACCGGCGAGGCTCGCACAATCGCGGAGCGGCAACTCGATCGCGAACTCCAGCAGTTCAACGCGCGAGCGCGGAAGGCGCTCTTGGTAGAGTCTGGGCCATGACAAGGCAGGCTTGCACGCCAGAAAGCCATCCCATGAAGAACTACATTCTCACCCTCCTCTTCTTCGCCGGCCTCTGCCTGGCCACGCTCTCCTGCACGTCGCCGCAGCAACAGACCGCAGCACAAGCCCTCGCGGAGACCGTCACCGCAGCCACAAGGGACGGTATCGTCACCGAGGACGAGGCCAAGGCCATCGCACAGGCGATGCAGGTCTACGTGGACGCGCCCGGCGTCAACTGGGCCGAGCTTGGCGGGACCGTGCTGGCCTCGCTCGCGGCAGGGTTCATTGGCCTGCGCTACGTGCCGAACGCGCACATCGTCGGGAAGACCGAGGCACTGGCCCTCGACAAGGCGGCCGGAATCGGCTGATTCAGACTGGCGATCCGCACGACTTCCTGTAGCGTCGTGGACAGGTCGCCATGCACGCTCAGGATGATCCCCCCCGCCCGGCTTCGAGCGCTGGCGACCACCAAACGTTCCGACTTGACCCGGAACGGCTCGCAGTAGGGCGGGGGATTTCTCGCACGAAACTCAAGTGCGCGAAGTGCGGCGAGGAGTTCGTCGCCGTGAGCAAGTTCCCGACCGTGGCGCTGTTCTGCGATGCGTGCAGGCGCAAGCGCTCGCCGTTCGGGAGGCAGGACGGGTTCGGCCAGAAGCACGAGGGCTTCAAAGGGCCAGGGAGGAAGAAGGCGTGACCTCTCCCATGCAGCGCGCTCTCGCCGAGTGCAAAGCCAACGGCTGGCCTGCGGCTGTCGTCGAGCACTTCAATCCGCACGCGAAGATCCGCGTTGACCTCTGGGGCTGCATCGACCTCTTGGTGCTCGACGGCAACCCCGGCGTGCTGGGCGTTCAGGCATGCGCCGGAGATTCTCACGCTGCGCGCGCGACCAAGGTGCGGGAGACCATTCAGGGCGCGGTGAAGGAGCCGGCGACAGATCGCGCGCGCGCTTCCGCGCAGGCCAAGGCGGCGGCGCTTCGTGCCTGGTGCAAGGCCGGAAACCGCATCGAGGTGTGGTCCTTCGCGAAGAAGGGGCCGCGCGGGAAGCGAAAGCTCTGGGAGCTCCGCCGCGAGCCGATACTGACGTTCCAGGGCGTTCCAGTCGAGTCGCCAGGCGTCTAGGTCTGAAATATCACAGCGTCAACGACATCAGTAGGCAAAGAACATGGAAACATCTGGGGACAAAAAAACAGGCGTGAGACGTCGGCGCACTGCCGAGGCCATTGCTGAAGAGAAAGAGGCATGGCTGCTAAGGCATCGGTGGTCTGGCGTCAAGCGCGCGCTGGAACTCGTGAGTGAGGCGAGTGAGGCGCTCGAAGAGGCGCACGCAGCGTGCAACGGCAAGGTCGAGGCCGCCGCGCCGATGTGGAAGACGGCGCAGAACGTCCTCGCCAGCATCAACGCGGAGATCGGCAAGGCGCTGCCACCGGAGGCAGGATGAAGGAAGGCGCCTGCTTGCAGGTCCTTGGGATCGGCATCGTTCTTCTGAGCTTGTGGTTCCTGATGACCCACGTCTTTCACGACTCGGGCGTCGACCGGACTGCGGTCCCTCCATCTCCCTCCTCAGGAGGTTCCGCAGCCGTTGACACCTTGCCGGCCGACGACTCATCGGCCGCGGTCGACGCCCGTCTTTCTGCCCAGATAGCTCAAACGGATTCCATGTCCAGGAAGAGCGCCGTAGCCTCCGAGTACTCGGGGGGTTCTCAGCCGGTTGACGGTGGAGATGCGGGTTCGAGTCCCGCTCTGGGCACCTTTCAGCTCTCCAACTACGAGGACTCATTCCTCCCAACCGAGGCGGGCCTCGTCGAGATGACGTTAGAGATGTGGGAGAACGAGGAGTTCCTCGCCCTCACGCAGGAGGAGGCACACGAGCTCCTCGCGCTCGACGACACGATGGGAATGAAGGGCCCCGACTCGATGCTCTCGATCGTGGGGCCCCTACCAACCGAAGAGGACTGCCGCGTCGGGTTCCAGGACGAGAAGGTACAGGCGCTGCTCCGCGAGGTCTGCGCCTACGAGGTCGAACTCGTCGAGCGCGGTGCCGTGCCGGTCGCGCGGCGCAAGCAGAGCACGGCGGAGCGGATCGAACTCCTGATCTCGCTCCGGGATGCTGCGGCGCTCTCCATGATGGAGAGGCTGGAGAAGGTCACGAGCTGCAAGACGTGGCGGCTGTGGTGGCGCCTGTACAGGGAGTGGAGCCGGTGAGCACCTACGCGCCTGACGAACATGGCAACTTCCACATGCAGAAGGAAGTAGTTTCGCGTGACGAATTGATCCGGAGGAGCATTGACCTCCCCGCGCTGCTGGCGAAGGCGAAGGCTGCCACGCCTCACGCTTGCGGTAACTGCCCGACAGAAGAGTGGACATTCCCGTCCTCGTGGACGCCTATGCTCCAAGAGATCAACCCGACCACCATCGCCGCGCTCGTTGAGGAGCTGATGCGGGCCAGGGAGCTGCTGGAGCTAGCCGTCGGCGGAATCGAATGGCACAAGCAGCCTGGCGACGTTGGGGCAGACAAGCTCGTCAGAGAGATCCGCGCCTACCTCGCCGCGCGCAAGGAGGCAACGTGAGCGAGTCTCTGTGCCGTTGTGGGACGGAGCTCACCTTCGCGTGGGAAAACGGACCGGAGCCGCCGTTTCATGGCTGATACTCCCTTACCTGCCGCAGTTGCGGCTTTTCATGGGTGACCAACATGGGCGGAACTCTTGAAGAGGCGTTCGATGCTTGGGAGCGCATTTGCCCTGAGCCTTGGCGCGAGATGCCAGTCGCCGCGCGCAAGGAGGCAACCACATGAGAGTGAACATCTACGCCGAAGAGATGACCGATCGCGTCGAGCTCATCTCCAAGGAGATCGACGGGCACAGCTTCACCGCTGTTCGCTTCTACCTGGAGCTGCCGGCTACCGTGCAGACTCCACTTGGCCAAACCCAAGTGAGCGGCCCATTCATGCACCGTCCAGGCGACGATGATTCGGCTGCGGTCACATTCTGGGGGAAGCAAGACCTTCGGCCAGTGCTGTTGAAGGCGCTTGCGTTGCTCGACGAGCACTACGCGCGCAAGGAGGCCGAGCGTGGGTAGCGCAACGACTCACGAGCTGAAGACGTGGCCGGAGTTCTTCCAGCCCGTTGTCGATGGCAGGAAGACGGTAGAGCTGCGGTCCGACGACCGTGCGTTCAAGGTGGGCGACCACTTACTCCTGCGCGAATACGAGCGCAATCT